GCCATCCCCGGACCAGGGGGACCGGGGAATGGAATAACCGCGCCGCCCCCCGGGATCACGGAACCGGGCGGCGCCCCGGTTCCGATGCCCGGGGGGGCAGCCGGCGGACTTTGCGCCGCCAGCATCTGCTTGATGCGCGCCAGGATCATGTCGCGGTCCGAAGGCAGCGGCATGTCGGCGCACGCCATCATCGTCTCGATCTGAAAGTGGTTGCAGATGATTTCGCCCGCCATGCGCGTGGCGTCGCGGCAGAAGCGCGCCATCTCGTCGCGCCGGTCCTTGAGCCTGACCCCGCTCCAGTTGTTCTTCTTGGTCTGCGCCGTGGCCGTCTCGTCGGGGTCGGTGTCGCCCCGCATGATGTCGGAGATGCCGGTGATCTGATGCACGTCGTCGATGAGCTGCTTGCGCAACTCCACGCACGCGGTGAGCACCTTCTCGACCTGTTCGATGGGCAGAAAGATGATGGGCGCGCCGCCACGGCCCGCCTCCTGGAACATCGTCCAGGCCTTGACCCCGATCATCTTGTTCTCGAAGCCCGGCTTGACCGCCCGCTCGATCTCCGGGCTTCCCTCGCCCTCCGGCCCGAGCGGATAGAAGCCCACCAGCTTGAGCGAGTCCTGCAGCGCGGCGATGCGCGCCGTCAGGTCGTCCACTTCTTCGCTCTGGTCCTGGAAATAGACGAAATCGGGCACGGGCTCGAGCGTGTCCGTCGTCATCGTCCCGAACGCCGGCCGCGGGCACGGGAAAAAACCATCGAGGCGCAGATAGGGCGGCCCCTGGTCCATGATGTCCGGGCCGCTCTTGCAGATCCAGATCACCTGCTCGCGCGTCTTGTCCCAGATCTCATAGGTCGTCGCCTTGTCGACCGCGCTCTTGGTCGACCGGTCGTCATAGTCGTAGGCGTTGTCCGTCCCCTTGGAGTCCATGGTGACAGTCGCCGCGTTCTTCTTGCCGAAGCGGGCGATGAGCTGGTCGCGGGTGAGGAACGAGCGGAACGCCAGCCACGGCAATTCCTCCCAAATCCGCCCTGAGGGCAGGATGAGGTCGTCGCGGTTCAGATATTCAAGGCGGACGTTTTCGGTCTTGAGCACCGTCTCGCCCTCCCCGGAATCATCCGATCGAGCGTCGCTGGAACCCCCGGGATCACGGAAGGCGGCGCCGCCGCCTTCCGATGCCCGGGGGGATGTCCGGGGACCGGGATGCTCAATCCCGCCCTCGATGTTATCCTCGGGCTGGTCGTCGCCTTCGTCGCCCCCTTCGACCTCGGCCTCCTTCCAGATCGGCTCATAGCGGAAGCGCGCGGCGCCGCGGGCGAACGACAGATAGTCGTCGCGCACCAGCTTGAACGCGCGGTCGTAATTACAGAACTCGAACTGAAATGCGATGTTGCGCTCGACGAGCTCGGCGGCGACATGGCTCACCGGATTGTCGTTCTTCCAGCGGTTCTCGACCACCGGCTTGGGCGACCGGGCGTAGACCGCCGGCCTCAGCGTCTCGAGGCTCGCCCACAGGAGCTGGTAACGCCGCCGCCGCGTCTGCTTAGCCTGCTCGTAGCGGTAGCGGTCGCGGATGCGTTTGCACCGCTGCCGCCAGGCGTCGGCGTCCTTGAGCGCCTGACTGACCAGCATCTGCCAGCCTTTGGCGTCGTCCGGCTTAGGCGTGGTGCGCTCATCGCCCCGCGAGGTGGGCGAGTCGGCGCGGGTCGCTAAATTCGAACCGGCCACACCGGCCCCTTAGGGCGTTCGAAAGAACGCCCGTCTATCGACGGGCTATGTGCATACGTCATGGGATTACTCCTTTCGGGGGGTTGACAACCGTCGAGTTGTTTTCTGTTCCTGATTTGTGCGCGCTTCGTTGATGCGAAGAGAATGGACTTCGCATCAAATCCGGCGAATTAGCTGGACACGTTTTCGCTTGCCTTCCGGCCGAACCATCGCGCCGCGCAGGCGTCGCAGAACGCCGCCGCCTCCCGTTCGATCGAGAACAGACGCAGGGGCTCTTGTCCCAGCGGCCCGTCGCAATAAGCGCACGCCAACGTCCCCGTCACCCCCGGGTCGGAGCCCGGGGGCGTGAACCGCACCTTGCGCCAGTCAAAGCCGCTGTTCTGGCTGAACGCCGGGATCATCACACTCGCTCCATGCGCTTCTCGTTGATGCCGAACTCCTCGTACTCGTCGTATTCGATGCGGGCCAGCGGCCGGAGATCCGGCGGCTTGTTCGCCTCGTCCTTCGGCTTTTGCGGCGTCCGCCACGCCATTGCGGCATATCTGAAAGCGTCAGACCCATGGCTACAATTGTGGGCGAGCGCGCCATTGGCGAGCGCGAATTCTTCGACGCCCGGAACTTCGAGACACCAAACGTCAGCCGTCTCGCTGAGCTTTGACACGCTTTCGATAAGCACTAACCTTGCATGGGTTTGAGCAGTAGATCTGGGTGTGCCCGGACTTTCGCGCCAAAGCGTCAAATACCTTGCCGCATTCCGGACAATTCTGAGCAACGCGCTTCCATTTGGTCCAGCTTCTGGCGCGCTGAGCCTGGCGGCTGTGCCACAATCGGCCAGCCTCAGAGCGATGCCATTCGGCGGCCTGCGTCCTGGCGCTGCCTGAAAACGAATTTTTCCTTCCCCGCTTGAGATGCTCTCTTTCCGGAGTGCACTCCAAATTGACCAATCGCGCATTGGTGACATCGTGATCGCGGTGATGGATGTGACAGCCTTTGGGAACTGGGCCGAACGCGGCTTGCCAAACCGCTTGATGAAGTTTTTTGCCGCCCCGCGAAAGATAGCGCTCGGACGGCCAAAGCCGATAAAGACCGCCGTCAAAATATGCCGTGAGGGGGTCGAGCCACACAGGATCGCTGAATCCCTCGTTAGGGATGCGGCGGATCTCCACCCGCTCGCCGTTTTGAATAAATGATCCGGCGTACATCTCACCGTAAGCCCGTCGACGAACGTGACCGCCACAAGTGGGGCATTTCTCCGCGTGATGCGTGGTCTCCGATATTGCTTCCAGCCACATGATGTTAGGACCTCTCCTGATTCAGGGAGATCGTTTATCCGATGCGTTCCGTAACGCGTCAATATTTTCGTCTCGCCAACCATGCACCAATCGTGCCGAGGCACGTCGAGGAAGCATTTGCGCTTCTCGTCATATTCCGCGCGGTACTGCCGCAGCGCCTCCAGCCCCGCCGCGCATTTCACCCGGTCGAACGCGCATACCTTGAACATGAGCCGCGCCGCGTTGATGCCGTCGATGACATTGTGCCTGGTCACCAGCGCCGGCTTGCGCTTGAGCTTCCACAGGGTTTCGATGCGCGTCCGCCCCGTCTCGAGCGACGCCACCTTGGCGTCCTGCGGCACGAAGTCGACCCCGTTATAGCCCCGCTCGTTCAACGTCTCGGCCAGCCGCTCGAGCGTGGCGTTGTAATCCTCGATGTAGTCGACGAACCGCACCTCGCCGGCGATGACCTGGAAGCACCACACGGGCATGTTCTGCCCCTTGCCGAGGTCCCAGCTGGTGTGGACCGGGAAGCCCGGCTCGATGGGCAGGTCGCGGATACGCCCTTTCGCCTCCGCCTCCGCCATCTCGGCCCCATAGTACGCGCCAAGTATAGCCGCCTCAAAACTGCATTCGAGTTCTTGGCTATACTGTTCGGCCGTCATGTCGGCGCGCAGCGCGTCGAGCTCCTCTTGCGGCAGCACCCTGGTGTCCGACGCCCGCATCAGCGCCGAGAACCAGTTGGGATCAGTCTGGGCCTCCTGGTAAAGCTTGTGAAACTCGTTCCGTCCCTTCGGCGTGCCGATGAACGTCGCCCATCCTTGCCGATCCGCCAGCATCGGACGGATGATCTCGCCCCACACCGCCGGCCGCATGTCGGCGAACTCGTCCATCACCACGCCGTCGAGATAAGCGCCGCGCAGGCGGTCAGGATTGTCTGCGCCGTGAATGCGGATGCGCGCCCCGTTGACCAACTCGACCCAGAGCTCGCTCTCGTTGGGCGCAACCGTCCCGAACAGGGGACGTGCATACCGCTTCAGGTACTCCCACGCCGCTTCCTTGGCCTGGCCGAGAAACGGCGCGACGAACGCGTATCGCCCGTCCCGGCCCCCGGGATCACCAAGCCCACCCCCGGTGGGCTTGTATGCCCGGGGGTCCACGGCGCGTCGCACCATGTCGTTGAGCGACGCCACCGTCTTACCGGCGCGCCGGTGCGCGACGATGCACGCGAAACGCTGGACGCGCGCGTGGAACGCCTTGAACACCGAGCGCGGCTTGTATTCGATCAGGTGCCGCTTGACGACGATAGGTGTCTTCAGACGCCCGTCTCTTGACAGGCTTTGGGGCGTCTTCAGACGCCCGTCTCTTGACCGGCTTTGGGGCGGCATTCGGCGAACGCTCTCACGAACTCGGCGGCGATTTGAGGGACGATCGCGTTACCATAGCCCCGCAGACGTCCCACGCGGTTGGGAACCCCATCAACCAACAGACGAACTCCGGACTTAACGCGCCTCGTCTTGCCGTCGGCCCCGGCGAGCCAGACGGCGTCGGACCAGAAGCCTCCGAGGCCAAGCCCTTGCGGCGGCTCGACCGCGCGTCCCCCCTGACCAGCGTCGGCCGCGAGGCCAGTTGCGCCATTGTCGCCACTGTTGCGCCGCGCCCCTGTCCGATCCATGAACTGCCCGTCTTCGCGATCTGGTCGAGGTTCGTCTGGACATTGTCGTTCGCCCGCGGCGTCGGCCACGAGGCCAGCACCTCCTGCACCAGCCCCACCTCGCACAGTCGACCCGTATCTGCGTCGTAAGCCCGCCGCCCCGGCGTCCACCGCGAGCCGTCCTTCGTCACCAAGCGCCCGACCGTTATCCCGCTGTCCTGCCGCGCCGGACTGCGCCACCCAGAACAGCCGCTCCCGGCGGTGCGGCGCGCCGACGGCGCAAGCCGGCATAATGGCGGCCCCGCAGGCATATCCTGCTCCCTCCAGGTCAGCGCGAACTCCGGCGAGCCATTCACGTCCATCCTTTGACGCAACCTGCTCTCCAAACATCGTTGCAGGGCGGCGCTTGGCGACGAGGCGGTAAAAAGCGGGCCAGACATGGCGTTCGTCGGCATGGCCACGCCCGAGTCCTGCGACCGAAAGCGGCTGACAAGGGGCGCTTCCGGTCCAAATTTCTCGCTCTTCGTCCCATCCCGCGAGACCGAGGGCGCGGGGCCAGCCGCCGATGCCGGTGAAAAAATGGCATTGCCGAAAAGGTCGAAGGTCTGCAGGATCGACATCGAGGATGCTTCGCTCATCCACCTCCCCATCCGGCAGCAATCCCGCCTTGATCAGCTCCCGCAGCCACGCGCAGGCGAACGCATCGTTGTCGTTGTAGTATGCGTTGCGCATCGCCGCCGACCCCAACGCCCCCGCCACCGCCAGCGTCTCCGCCATCGCCAGCGCCCACGTCACCGCTGTCGCCGACGTCTTCGCATCAGCACCGTCAACGCCCACGCCTGCTAGTCCAATTTGCCCTTCACGATCCAGCCCACGTCGTGCGTCTGCACCCGCACCAGCGGCGGGAATGCGCACGGCTCGGCGCGGCACGGCGTCCACGTCGTGCTCGAGTTGGCGTCAAACCCGGAAAAGTACACCCAGCAATTCCTGCCGTTGGCGTCGCACTCGGACGGGAACGGGCTCGCCTGCGCCGCGCGAACCGACAGCATCAGCGTTTGCGGCAGGATCGCCGGAATGCTCATCAGCTCATAGGAGCTGGCCGCGTTGCGCACCAGAAACCACCCGTTGCCGTCGAAGGCCTTGTCCGCGTCGCCCATCACCTTGGAATGGCCGGGGATCAGCGGCTCAGCCTTGGTGTCGATCTCCATCCCGATCAGCCGCTTGCCGATCCCGTTCTTGTCGAACACGATGGGCATCGGGCTGTTGTAAGCCGGGATGATGTAGCCGACCGGCGAGTTCCAATGGCTCTCGACGAAATTGGCGATGTCCAGCTCGACGAACGCGTTGCCGGTGTCCGGATCGACCTGCCACACGCGAGCGGTTGCACTCTCGTCGGTGACGAGGAGATATTCCTTGCTGTTGATGGTGACTTTGGTCAGCCCGCGCAGCCCCTCGCCCGTGCCCGCGAACGGTTCGTCCCAGAACTTCACCCAGCGCGGCGAACACTGACTTCCCTGACCGCCGACCTCGCTGGGCTTGCAGCTCCCCTGGTCGCCGTCGACTCGCTTGTAGAGGTGGTAGCACACCGCCAGGAACTCGGATCCCCGCGCTTCCTGTAGCCCGAGCACGCGCGGCCCGAAGATGCAGTTGGCGTCCGTCATCGACGAGAAATCGGCTTCTGCGCCGGCGAGTCCGCCGCCCTGCCAATGGATGATGTTTTGGCCGATGCCGCGCTGGTTGCTCAGTTGCCCGCGCCACACCCCGTCGGTGCCGCCGGCGAATCCCCAGAACTGTCCGCTCGCCGCGTCCAGGTGCGTGTCGAACACGCGGATATGTCCGGTCTTGTCGGCCGAATTGAGCGTGCTCGCGTACCACTTGCCGTCGGTCGGATTGTTGTTCTTGACGTAGACTTTCTGCTCGAGCGGCTTTGGCCCCATCGGCCAGCTCGACGCCACGAGCGTCCAGACGTTCACCGCAGTTCCGCTCTCGGTCTTCTTCCAGTTCAGGCTCTGGATCGCGCCGACCGCGAGCGCGCACGGCGCCGGCGTCGTGCACAGCGTATTGAAGTCCGTTTCAAGACGCCACGGGTCATCGGGACCGTCGAGGCGGATCACCCGCGCCGCGCCCCGCTCCGACTGGTCGCCCGAAGCCTGGTCGAACCACCCCGAGGTCGCCGCATAAAGCTTGCCAGGCGAGCCGAACGTCGCCATCTGCCGCACCTCGGTCGCGTGCAGCGCGACGCCGCTGTCGGGGTCGGTCACCCCGGCGACGAAGCTCGTCTTCCACTCTTGCGCCGCGCTGGGAACGCCGAGGCTCAGCGTGAGCGCGACAACATAGGGCGTTCGAAAGGACGCCCGTCTCTTCGACGGGCTATCAGGGCTAAGCAATTTCAATCCAGCCATTTGACCTCATGCCGTATGATGATCGGCTCGCCGCTCCCGTCTCCCGTCACCGTCGAGGCGGGGCGGCCATACGCCCGATCCAGGAGCTCTTTGGCGGCGGAAATGCGCGACGCCTCGCTGTTCGAAGTCTCGAAGATCGTCCACAGACCTTCGATCACCTTGGGGCCATGTTTGCGGGCGAGCTCGAACGCCTCGTTGTTCTTGTTGTGGGGCGTGTTCGACGCGCGCCCGCCGGTCTTGGGCTTACCCTTGCGCGAGAGGTCACGCCGGTCGCTCATCTCTCGCCTGGCTTTGGGCGCTCATGGTCGGGGCCGTCTCCCGCCGCCAGCCCAGCGCCGCGTCTCCCGTCAGCCAGTCGTAAAGCCGCGCCCGGAACGGCCAGCCTTCCGCGTCCTCGATCGCCCGGCCCAGCCTCACCACCGCGTCGATCAGCGCCCGGCGCCGCGCCACTTCGCCAAGACTTTCGCCAAGGCCGCCTTCATCGAGTCTCCCCATCGCGCCATCGAGCATCGCTGCGCCGATCGCGCACGCCGCCTCGCGCTCCTTCGCAGCTGTCCCGCCGCGTTCGTCCGCCGCCATCATGGCCATCGCCGTCGCCGCCCCCTTGCTCATCGTGCTTCCTCCCTCTCGGCAGGCCACCGGCCATCCCTCGCCAACTCCAGCGCCTCGCTCAAATCCTCGATGCACTCGCGCAAATGCTTCTCCCCCCGGGATCATCCAGCCGGGGCAACGCCCGGCTGGGATGCCCGGGGGCCCGCCAAGTCCCCATAGCTGTCCGCCTGGCCGCGCCATTTAGCGAGAAGCAGGAGAACCGCCCGCTCACCGCACGCGCCGCGCGCGGATCGTTCCGTAGGCATTGCAAGTGCCGCTCGCGAACACCGCATAGACCGAAAGATAGACGAGCGCGGTCGCCGCGAGCGAGAACCGCTGCGCTCCGGTCGCGATGATCGTGTTGCTGTTGATCGTCGGGAGCACGAGCTGGGCATAGCCGGGCGAGCCGGCCGCCGGCAGCGTCGCCGAGACCGACGACACCCATCCGATGACAGTGGTTGCGCTCGCCGAGATGGCGAACCCGACGTTGCCCTGCACGTCCCAGTCGCCGGCGGTGAGCGAGATCGAGGTCACGTCCTTGGCGACGTTCGTCGTCAGAGCGACGGCGCTGCCCGAGGCGACGTTGGCGGCGACATACTCGCCGATCTGGCCCGCCGCCGCGTTGCTGTTGGTCGTGACGCCGCCGAGAGCGAACGCGGTCGTGGCGAGCTGGGTGGTGCTCGTCCCGGCCGCCGCCGTCGGCGCGGTCGGCACGCCGGTCAGCGCGGGCGAGACCAGCGGCGCATAACCCGCAATCGCCGCCCCCGCCGGAATGGTCACCGTCCCCGTGAAGGTGGGATTGGCCACCGGCGCGCGCGACGTGTCGCTCGGATGGACGTGGGTGTCGCGCGAATAGAGCAGGGTGGCGCCCGGCGCGGCGACGCCATCCATCTGCGGCAGGTTGTTGGACGGCGACGGCACGCCAGTCGCGGTGAGAAGCTGCCAGCTCGTCGTCGAACCCTGCCGTCCGTAGACCTGACCGTCGGTCGGCGCTTCGGGAACGATGCCCTGCGGCC